CCGTGGAACCAGTAGAACCTGTGGAACCAGTAGCACCTGTAGAACCCGTGGAACCAGTAGAACCTGTGGAACCAGTAGCACCTGTAGAACCCGTGGAACCAGTAGCACCTGTAGAACCAGTAGCACCTGTAGAACCCGTGGAACCAGTAGAACCTGTGGAACCAGTAGCACCTGTAGAACCCGTGGAACCAGTAGAACCTGTGGAACCAGTAGCACCTGTAGAACCCGTGGAACCAGTAGCACCTGTAGAACCAGTAGCACCAGTAGATCCTATTGCACCTGTAGAACCAGAAGACAGCAAGAAACCAGGAGATGAAGATGTAGTTCCTGAAATTATTTCAATGGTACTTCCTGTGGAACCACCAACATAAAGTTTTCCATCACCAACATTTACAGCGAGTTCCCCATATGTCAATCCAACAGGAACGACTCCCGCAGTAAGTCCTCTTTTTATTTTGATTATACTAAAATCTGCCATTAGAAAGTACCGCCATATATTGCTTCTAGTATTACATGTCCAGTCGCAGAAACACTAAAATTAGTTGAGTTGAATGATGCAACTCCCGTAATTGAATCACTTGCAATTGGTATTGTAGGGGTGCTTCCTGTAGCCCCTTGTGGTCCTGTACTTCCTATCGATGTTGATTGTATTATCCACACATTACCATTCCAAATCCATATAGTTCCACCATAAGAATAGGTGTCATTTGTATTTGGTGATGCAGGAAAATCAATTGGCATATATCAACCTATGCTAATTCGTTCAGGTAATGCCAGTCTTAATGAAAATGCGTTGCCATCTAGATCAAATGCAGAAATAGGAACTTCCAACAAAGGAAAGTCTAAAAAAAAGTAATCAGAAACAAATGTTATATCATCCATGTTATGCCTGTGTTAGTAATGCCCTTACTGTTACTCCACTCAGTGCAAAACTTGTTGCATTGTAACGAATATAGTTTCCAATGGTGTCTTGAGCAGCATTCCAAGAATTCCAATTTGTACCATCAGTTGAATATTGCCATGTTCCATATGAAGATAAAGATATGGTATCATTTAGGATTTCATTGTTCGTGTCTGCATCGTATAACCGAATTCTCAAATTAGGAATATTGCTACCCCAAGAACTTACCTGTCTCCACGCAAATATTCTGCTTACGGCAGAAGATTTTGCAAGAGAGGGTTGATAGTGTGAGTCTTGTATCGAATTTTCGTAAAGACAAGTTATCGAATAAATACGAGTTGGAACGCAGATCTCTCCCATTATATCAAAAGCAATTTTGAATTGAATGTAATTTGATGGATTAGCCGAGCCAAGATCTTCTCCAACATCAACCTCTGTCCACTCACCACTATTGTCATCAATTCCAGTTGTACGATACCATAATCTATAAGACTCTACAGGGAATCCTAAACCATAATCTCCTGCATATTCCATATGGTCAACATAGACATGATACAATTTACTTGCGCTATCTGTTAAAAGTTTTGGGGTGATAATACCTTGTTTAGAAGATGAGTGGTAGTATGCATCTGCACCAAAAGGAAAAACATACAACCAATTTTGGTTTGTAACTATGCTATTCGGAACAGCAAACATCCACCCATCTTCAGTCCAAATTGATAATGCTTGCTGTGGAAATAGACCATCACTAGCACCAGATGCGGTAGTGCTTTGTTTAACTCTAGTTAAATTTGAACCAATAATTTTATCAAACTGTCCTCCAGCGGGATCATAGTTTCCAACATAAATGCCATACCGACCTGAAGTATTTGTAATAAATAATTTATCGATTGTAGAAGAATAAACGACTTGCGACATAGAACTAAAAGTCGTATATGTTGTGCTGCCTCCAGGAGGGATTTCTAGCATGTAATCACTTAACCAACTGCTACTACCAGCCGTTAAAGTTGATACAGGAGATCTATAAACTCTAGTTGTGGTCACAAAAAATAAACTCTTTTCGCCCGACGAAACACCATGAGATGGAGTAAAAACTTTTGAAGAATTTGACTGCGAAATAGTACCACTAACATTATATGTTCCTGTTTTTAAAACAAATGCACTTACAGTAACTCCATTGGATGGTCCACCCACAACGGAACCAGAAGTTAATGCGGCTCTAATATTGTACTTTATTATAGTTGCATTTCCGCCGCCTCCTGGCGTGTTTATATGATAAAGAGTATGATTTGTAGCACTTTTCCCTTCATCATCTAATGCAAGTGATGCAGAAGCAAAACTAGTGGATGAATGTACAGTATGCGTTCCTGTTCCTGCGCCTGATATGCTTAGTGCACTTCCACCGATGGATGTAGAAACAGAGAATTGATTTGTTCCTAAATTTGTACTAATTACATAATAAGTTGTTCCCGTTGATATTCCTGTTGGCAATGTTCCTGTAGTTGTAAATATAACTGGATCATTAACAACAAATCCATGATTATTTAATGATAAAATGTTTGTTGTACTATATGTTACGGTTGCAGTTGCAGTTCCTAGAGTACCTACTCCATCTCTCAATAAATATGATGCACGAATGTTATCTACGGTAGTTGCTTCTGCAATTGTGGTGCCACCAACAATATTAAATGTATTGTAGTTTAATCCTTTTATCAAATGCACACCGCCATTGAGAAAAGTTGCATTAGTTACAGAAATAGCAATTCTAATTTCTTCTATTACATATGATGTTCCTTCCGAAAGATTGACACTTGAACCGATTGTTAAAGTTGTATCATTTGAAATAGCAGTTATATCATACCAAGTAGTTACTTGTTTCGGATCGGTTGTCCCGAATCCTATTCTTGCACCAACGGCAATTCTATCTGTGGTAAATTGCGTACTTGACCCTGATATTGTTGAAGAACTTCCACTTGTTGAAACTGTACCCGATGTGTGGGTATAAACCATCGCTCTCAATGAGCGAACCGTCTTATTTCCAGAAACAGTTGAACCCGATAAGGTAATGTATCCTTTATAGGTAAGAGTATTTGAAGTTGTATCAAATTCTGTTAGAGTTATAGGTCTTGTGGAGGCAGCGGTGTTGATGGATGCCATAAATATCCAGTAAATATTATCAGACCATTTAACAACATGTGGAAATGATTGTGGTACTGGAGTCACAAAGACATCGGCAATGTTTATTAAAGATGCAGGTTTTGTGGAAATATATTTGTTTTCTGGGTTTGGTCCTGTCGATTGGGCCATTAGAGAAGACAGCATAGTTCTTGTCGAATTATAACCGCCAGCAGTAACACCAACATCTGGAATCCCTCCTGTTAAACTGACTGTTTGACCTGTGAAATAATGTTCTACTGCTACTTTCATGTGATTCTCCTGATCTTAATAAACAATCCTATAGATTGAATACCAGTATTACTATTTATTGCAAAATCAACCATATCACCCGCACTCATTCCTGACCATGCGGTGATACCTGTGTTTGAATTTTTAAATTGACCACTTAATCCCGGATAGTCTCCACCTACTATTGAATTAGTTGAGGGATAATTTGCAAAAGAAGACTTTTTTACATCAAATTGGATTGATCCCGTTTGCCCTGCAACAACATACCATTCAAGTGCCTCGCAGTTGTATGGAATAAATCTATATCCCTTTTTACCTGTTGATATATCATCAGGCGTTGAATCAATAAAAACGGAAAGAACATCTTCGCTTGGTCCTGTGTTTCCTTGTGGTCCTGTGGCACCCGTGTTGCCTTGAACTCCTTGTGGTCCTGTGGCACCCGTGTTGCCTTGAACTCCTTGTGGTCCTGTGGCACCCGTGTTTCCTTGAATGCCTTGTGGTCCTGTGGCACCCGTGTTGCCTTGAACTCCTTGTGGTCCTGTGGCACCCGTGTTTCCTTGAATGCCTTGTGGTCCTGTGGCACCCGTGTTGCCTTGAACTCCTTGTGGTCCTGTGGCACCCGTGTTGCCTTGAACTCCTTGTGGTCCTGTGGCACCCGTGTTGCCTTGAAGACCAGTAGAACCTGTGTTTCCTTGAGAACCTGTTGTACCAACAGATCCTTGGGGGCCGACACCAAACTCGACCCATTGGGAAGAATTCCCATCGTCAACATAGGTTAACAACTTTCCAAAAATACTATTAACCCAACGGTCGCCTGATGTTGCGCCAGTTGGAGCGGTTGCACCAAAAGAGAATCTATTAGAAACTTCGCCTGTTCCTGTGGCACCTGTTGGGCCTTGCGGACCTCTAACATACCAAGGTCCATAGACAACTGTATTTTGAGATTCATAATCAAAAACTTCAACTTCAAGTTCATATCCCTGATTAACATCGACACTTACAATACTAGAACCAGTCAATCCTCTAACACCAGTTGCCCCTGTTGCACCTTGCGGTCCTACAGCACCTGTAGAACCGGTTGCTCCTGTGGCTCCAGTAGATCCTGTTGCACCTTGTATTCCCGAACCCGATATACCAGAAATTATTTCGTTTCTAAAGTCAATATAATCTATATGTTTATCAACCGACTCTTGTAATGGAGAATCAATATTACTACCGAGTTTCAAAAATGTGCCAATTGCACTCGTAGTCTGTCCACCAAGAAAATTGTATGCAAGATTACCAAATGTAGTGATAACCATAGGTTTAGAGCCTTTAAACTCTTGGTACATAAGGTAATCATCTTTATCTGGTACTCTTTTGGATGCAAGTGTTGCTCCACCCCTAACGAAGTTTGCAGCAATAGTAAATGTTGGTCCAATTGCATTTGGTATTGTTACGCCCACACCAGCAAAAAATTGAATACTACCTGTTTTCCCATTTACTGACAAAACATAATCGGTGGGAATATTTCCCGTAGCACCTGTTATTCCTCGTTCACCCGTAGCACCTGTTATTCCTCGTTCACCCGTAGCACCTGTAGAACCCGTGGAACCTGTTGCACCCGTGGAACCAGTAGCACCAGTAGATCCTATTGCACCTGTGGAACCCGTAGCACCCGTTATTCCTCGTTCACCCGTAGCACCTGTAGAACCCGTATTGCCAGATCCCCCGCCCCCACCCGAACTATTGATAGTAATAGAGTTGTTGTTGGGATTTGTAGTGAGTGATATGTTGCTTCCTGCGACAAAGGTCAATGTTTCCTTGTCATATTGAACAGCAGTCAGTCCCGACTGACCCGATACTGAAATGAATTTAAAGGCTTCACCAAGACCGCCGCCGCCATCATAAAGAATTGGTGATCTTGTAGTAGCATTCTTACTTAATTTATTAAGATCAATTGAGAGTTTCTGATTTTTAACTATTAGAGGATATTGAACTGCGGAGAACAATGTATCTCCCTTATCACCCTTGTCCCCTTTATCCCCCTTCGGACCAGGTTCTCCCCTCAATCCAGGTTCTCCGACATCTCCCTTTAAACCCTGTGGACCTTGTGGACCTTGTGGACCTATAGCCCCACTTTGTCCATCCACTCCTTGAATGCCTTGAGGGCCACGCTCTCCTTGCTCACCTCTTTCACCCTTTTCGCCTTTCTCACCCTTTTCACCCTTTTCGCCTCTCTCGCCTCTTTCACCTTTTTCGCCCTTTTCTCCGACTTCGCCTTTAATGCCAATAGCACCTTGTGAACCGGGTTCTCCTCTCTCACCCTTCTCTCCCTTTTCCCCCTGAATTCCTTGAATTCCTTGGATGCCTTGGGATCCTTGCGGTCCCGAATCTCCCTTTTCGCCCTTCTCGCCTTGTTTTCCTCGCTCACCCTTTTCTCCTCGGAGACCTTGAGCACCACGGGGACCAATTTCCCCTCTGTCACCCTTGTCTCCTTTATCGCCCTTGTCTCCCTTTGAGCCTTGTGAGCCACGGGAACCACGGAGTCCTGGAACTCCCTCAGGACCACGCTCTACCCTTGTCACCACTCTCTCCACTATGACTGGAATCGGTTCAGGGATAGGCTTTGCGTCCTCTGAGGGTGTGATCGACTTTACATCTTCTTCTGCGCTCTCTTTGATTGCTTTTTCAACAACAATAAAAGAGTTGTTGAGTATTTCGGATCCTGCTTTGATTGTGTGTGAATTACCATCTTCATCTACAAGGTAGGCTTCTCCTATTCCCTTATAGCGATGAATATGACCATCAATACAATCAATTTTAGAGGCTACTGTGAATGATTTGCCTGCCTCAAAACCCATCAGTCCGTCATTGACAAGCATGACCCTTGAACCTATATTCAAAGAGTCTATTCCAGATAGTTTTGCAAAAACTATACCATCGTCATCTTCACGGATGTATTCGTTAAAGTTTCTTGGCATTCACCGCACCACTTGTATTTATTGACAAGTTAGAGCGTTCCAAGACTCAGGATATATTGAACTAATAATATTGGAAATGGCTTGGGCATAAGATCTAACTTCCCATTGAGCGTGGGGATCCGATCTTAAAGAATATACTCTAGCATATGCTGCAAGACTTCCAGTCCACCACCATTCCGTATATGCTCCCTGAGGAAGAATAAACCTTGCTTGTTCAGGTGCCACGCCTTGTTCAATCAAGAATTCATAGTATCCATGAGCCTTCGAAATAACTTGGCTATAAAGATCGTTAAAGTGTTCAATACGCTGCTGATCATCGATGAAATCCTCACTACCTTGTTTTGCACCATTAGATGGCTTAGATCTCCATTTGGGCAAATAAAATTCTGGTGAATCCGAAACATAGCGGCGAGATACTTCGTTTTCTACGAATCCCTGCTTATGTTTAAATAGTTGTGTGCGAATTGAAATTGGAGCCTTGATTCGCAAAGTAATCTGTGGATGTGCGAATGGAGTCCAGTGGTTATGTTTTGCAAGATAATAGATTAACTTCTTATCTTTTTCCGAAAGAATATTGGCAGGAACATGGCTATCTGGATGTTCCCATTCGCTTTCTTTGTTGAAAGAGACTCGGGCAGCATTTACGACCGTCAAGTCGCTTCCCATGTGATCAACATATTGAACAAATCCTGCTCCTAGAACAGGAATCATATTTGGAATCATAATAAAATCCTATCTTCACTCAGAACTTTTACGAATATCAGACTTAAGACCTTCGATTTTTTCACCGACTTTATTATAAAGAGAACGAAAAATTTCCGCTCTTGCCTCACTCGCCTTTTGATTTGCAATCAAGTCAACGAGGTCCGCTGGAGGAATATCTGTAGTTGGATAATCACTTTCCTCAAAATCTGAATTTGAAATTGAAGTTTCCTCTGAACTATCGTTCGAATCGACATCGAAACCAATTTCTTCTGTTTCTTCTTCATCCGTGTTTTCATCGATGTTATCATTTTCTGCCATAAATCACTCCCACATTTCTATTTAGACACGCTTCCAAGCCTTCATCGCAAGTTTCGCAGAAAGACCCGACAATGTGCATTCACGAATGATCGATTCAATCTCTACTACATGAATCCCATTAAGAACCATGTCATTTATGTCTTTGATTCCATCCACACGGGGACTCCATATACAAACAGATTTCCCCGCTTCAATGAGAGTTTCCATGGCCTCAACAACTTGTTTGTTTCTAGGTTCATTGTCTAAAGCGTATATGATCTTGTCAGTTGGAATCCCCACAGGGATATTCAAGGGGTCAGATAATCCCAACATCGCAACACAATTAGTTAGAAATAAACTATCGATTGGGCCTTCAACCACAATCAGAGGTCTATCTGTATCTATTCTCTCAAGGCCATACCAAAGCCTACCAATGTCTTTGTCTGCCTTAATTGTGATATACCTCACCTCTCGACCGTGAGTTTGCGATTTACCGAGTATACGCCCTTGTGCGCCTATTAACACACCGGTACTAGAAAATATGGGTATGACAACTCTTCCATCATCACCGACATTTGCATCAGGATCTATATGTGATACCCATTCAGCGAAGTTATTGGCGTAGTAAAGTAAATCCAACTTAGTCTTTGGAATTTTTCTAGTTCTCGCCCATTCTACAGCAGGATGAGATGGTGGCAGTTTCGATAACTTAGGTATCTCATTAAGGGTAGAATTCTCAGGTGGAGTTGGTTTCTTCCTTAGTTTGTCTTGCTTTACATGACTGTATAGGCCATTGTCATTCTTATTTTTTAGATTTTCAAAGCAATATTGTTTGTAAAGATTTCCATCCATGTGGCGAATGAGACCACCGAGTGTTGTACTATAGTCACAATTGTGACATCGCACAAAGAAGTTGCCGCCCTTCTCGTAAAAGTAGAAGCGAATCTTTGTTTTACTCTTCGATGAATCGCCGCAAATTGGACATCGACATGCTGCTAGATTAGATTTCTTCCATTGAAATCTATCAAGTCTTGGAGACAGTAAATTAATGTACTTAGTGTCTATGAACTGTGCCATTGGCACAATTATATTCTTACCGCCGACAATGTCAAACAATTTTATGAAAGTCTAATAATATAGCGTTCACTTTTAACTTTAATAGAATTTCTTATTAAAGATTGGAACTTAATTTCATTTATTTATAAACAACAAATACATAAGCGATTATTTTGATTTCTATTAGATAGGTGGAGTTTGTGGTGGCTTTCGCCTTCTTAACTTTCGTAATCTCTCAAAACCAACCCTAGGCATAGGGGGTTCCTGTCCAGGTGAGACTCCCGCAATAGCACCGCCACCAACATTGTTTACTGGGGCATCTTCCTTAACTCTCTTGACCTCAGATAAAATGAAGAACATTCCATTTGATTTGTAAACTGGATGGCCGAAACACTCATCAATAGGAAGAAGATCAGATTCAATTTTAATTGTCTTCCCACGAACTGAATATGTTCCAGTTGAAATCAACTTTGGATTAGAAGCGGACTCAGAGATAGTGCCGATGTGCATGCCTCTTTTTGATAATTCTTCTTTTACTAGATCATCAATTAAAGACTGAGAATTAATGTCCTTTGCACATACTTCACGAAGAAGCATGATTGATGCTATTAACGAACCTGGTTTGCTCTTAAGATTGATGACCGGAACTTTATCCAGCAATTTCTTGATATTCCAGCACAGAGTGTAGAATATACTTGGATATGCAGCCTTTTCTGCTTGTGATTTAAGAGTTCCTCGTTTCTTGAGGATTTTACCATTCTCATCAATAATTCCTAGTTTGAAAGCATCCATATCTTTCCAAGATGTTGATATGATCTTTATAAATTTATAGGCTATAAATGTATCAAGTATGTTTATAGACATCAGATTCTCCTTAAATTTTTTATGATCCTATCATCAAGAGGTATAGAAACTACATCAACACCAACATTGAATTTTGGATTCCCATCTGGAAGATAATTCAAAAATATCAAAAATGTTTTGAGTATGTAGTGAAGTTCATTCTCTATACGAAAGAAAAGGAGTCGAGTAGCAACCTCGACTCCAAATACATTATAGAATGTTATTATGTGGTTGAGAACTAATCTTTCACGCAGTATTCTTGAATTATGATATTTACGGAACAGCCTCTTTAGATAAACTATTCTCGCCATGTCTTCTTCGAACTCTTCGATTCCTCCAGATGGATTATCGTAGTTCTTCATCGCATAGCGCACATAATTTTTTTCAGTCAAAGTCTCATTAATCATCACAAAGTGTTTATGTTACATGGGGATGACTTCAGCCCTTAATGTTGTCATTCCTGTTGATGTTGGAGTAGATGTCACCATTAATCCCAATTTATGGCCGAGTTTACGCTCAATGTTGTCATCTGTCGAAGTGCCATACGTTTTACCATCGGATCCGAACGAGCCACCAAATAAACTCAGTGGATATACTCGCTCACCTGATTTTCTTAAATCATCTTTCCAATCAACATCAAAATGTAGTCCCGTTATTGACAATTTTGAGTGAACTTCACGAAACGCTTGATTAGGATCGAGATAAGGTTTTGAGGATAAAGCCCCAAGATAGATATTGAATCTATCGATTTCACTTGGATTCAACTGTGCTAAGTTCTGATTGAAATCCATAGAGTTATCACTATCTAATGGTCCCACACGCCGACGAGAAAATCCGGTATACTCTTGAAATGTCTCGTTGATTATTTTTCTAATACTTTTAAAGGACTTCATCATATCTCCATTAGAATGATTTAAAGTAAGATCCATAGATATAATCATTGATACTTGCAGTTTGTGATCCGCCAAATGTGGCACCAGGTTGTCTATCGAAAGACATGGTAAATGTCGTTGTGGCAGTTAACCCAGCGGTTAGCCCGCCAGCCATTCTTGAGTCTTCCGCATATAAACCGAATCTTCTTGTTCCACTTGCGGTGGCACCAGCGATACGAAGAACTCCAATATTATCATATCGGTAAGACTTCAATCCATCATTTGTACTTGTTGCACCAAAGAATGTTCTCATTACACTTGGAGGAACAAGAGTGGGGTCATTAAGTTGTGTAATTCCTGTGTAGAGGGTTGCACCATTGTTATTAGTTAAAGCACCGCTACTCAATCCCATGGTTATTGTTTGAATAAAGTTAGCATCATTTACCACAACTTTAATATATGTTGTTGCACCAGATATACCACCGAGAGATGAGACTCCATACTTATTTACCCCCCATTGGAATCCATTAGAACCCGACATTCCGGGTAAAAAATTGTTACTAAATGTTTGTCCAGTTGAGGATCGGAAAAGGTTGAAAGATGCGTGAGAAACTCCCACTCCAGCCATTCCCCCCGCAGTAGCAGAATCATTATTGAAAGGACATGCAAAATATGGTGCATAATTGTTCACATTACCTTGACTAGTGAACCCCTGTCCCCATCCTGTAGCAGTTGGACCACCGCTTCTTGGAGTGAAGAATGATTGCCCCGATGAACCGGGATCATTTGGAATAGTTACTAGCAGTTCAGTAAGAACAACTCCATCTGTATAATTGTTTGGGTTAGTTGAAGATGAAGATGCTCCAGTTGCAGCATAAGCAAAAAAAGAACCCTGTAGAGGTATCTCCCAACCACGAACCGTGCGAGTGCAAAGTCTTTTTTGGATTTTGTTGAGATATGATGGTTTTGATTCTTCTCTGTCGTTGTTATTCCAGTGTGACATTTATTTTCTCCACTTTGTGGTATTTAGTTAGTTTTGTCAATGATTGTACGAAGTACCGACACTTCTTCATCAGACAATTTTGATACAAATTCAATAAGGCCATCAACCATTTCATTGATTCTTTCCGCTTCAACTTCTTCGTTTTTCAATACCCCTTGGAGACTCGGCAAATTTTTTAACACTTTTATCACTTCGGCTCTCTTCATATCTTCCAACTCTTTACGGAGTTTAGCCAATCTGTCTTTACGAAGTTTTAACGCTGCGGACTTGTTTCCTCTCTTATCGGACTTCGATCCCGGAACCATTTCGTCCAATTCAACTTCATCGTCATCCAAATTGATTTCAACACCTTCCATCATCTTCTTATATTTGTTGTAATCATTTGGCTTTAGCCAACTCTTAATATCGGCGGCAGCGGACTTTTGATCCTTTGGTTCAAAGATAGACTTGAATTCCTCTAGTGCTTCTCCGACTCTCATTGGCTCTGAAAGCCCCAGTTCTTTCCATCCAAGAAGAATAGAATCAAGTCCATTTTGCTTGTAGGACTTTTCTAACATATCAAGAATCTCTCCGGCAGATCTTTGCTTACCTTCTGCAATTTGATTTTCAAGTTTTCTAACTTCTTCTTCAAACTGCAATGAAGTTTCGTTGTTTACAGAGCAATTGCAAGTATCAAGTGCTTCCGATAAGTTCTTTCGAAGAATGTCTCTTCTGCTCTCGCTAGTTACGACCATTCCCTCACTCAACACATGCTTAATTTCAGTAGCAGCCTTTCTCGCCGCTTCTGATATCCATTTAGGCACCGGCTTAATTGGAGTTTCTGTCGTTTCTCCACTGAGAACACGCATAACATCATTGAGAAGATTTTGGTTGTGGGGATTTGTAAACATTTTTATCCTTTATTACTTAATTAACTGTATCGATATTTAGTCTTAGCCGCCCTTTGCCTTTTTCCACAAATCTTTATCTGCGGTTCTACGAGTTTTGCCGCCAACAATAAATGAATTAACTCTGGCAAAAGCCCATTGTTGAGGCGTTGTTCCAGGTCTATGTCCACTTTTCCATGCAGCCATGCCTCTATCGAATACTTGTTTCAAAATTCCATAAGAAATTCCACTTTGTTTTGATTTCTTTTCCAATCCAGCAATTCTTGCCTCATTAATGTTTTTAATTAGGTTGTCGTAATATTTCATGATTTCCTCTCCGGATTATGACCCCAAACTTTCAGAGCAAGAAGTTTTCGGGTTGGATGACCTTTCTCATCCCTCATACCGCCCTTCACACCTTGCATTCTACTGATGAAACTGACTTGCTTACTCGCCCATTTCCAATCATTTGCCGTCCAGTCCTCTTTGGGAGTATCAAGCATACGAATAATGGCCCGGGCAGAATCTCTTCCACTTGTAATTTTACCCCCATCTGCTCCTGCCTTGCCTGCTTCTTTGCGGGAAAGTCCTGCTTCTTTACCCTCTTCTGAGTCGAGAAAAGATTGAATCTCTTTCCCTGACATATTTATGAGTTTTTTCCAATCCCCGTAAAGAGCATCTTTATCTTTATCACGTTTATCTTCACCTAATCTTTCCCCTGGAGTGTCTTTCTTGTATTTCTTAACGATATTGTCTGTTCCAATACTCAGAGGACCACGATCATCTTTTGCAGTCCACTTCCAAGAATCAACCAAAATGTAAAGTTTATCAATTGTAGATTCAATCGTGTTAACTTTGGGATCAAATGAATCTTTATGCATCTTCCATGCGGTTGCATAGAAAATCTCTTTCCAACGCTTACCATAACGCTTCTGGAATTCTTTTTTAATCCTCTCTTTTTTCGAAAAGCGCCGGGCAGGACCAGATGGTGGACTTACCTCATACAAAAGATATTCGATATCTTCTTGTACACTTGTTTGTATTTCATAGTTTCCATACTGTTTTTTCTTCTCGTATTCTATGAAAGACCTGTAAACCAATGCCGCATCCTTTAATCCCCTCTCAAGGGATTTCTGTTCAAGTGATATGGCTTTATCCATACGAGTTCTGTAATCTAATTCTTCAAATGATTCTATTGCTGCGATTGCTTCATTGACTTCATAGTCGTTCTTAATTGTTTTCAGTTTACCTTTTTTGGCAAGTTTCTTGAAAGCAGTCGTATATTTCGAAGGTTTAGTCTTGATATTCTTTTCTCTAGGATTAACAAACTCCCAAGTCTTCGGATCGTCATCTGACATATCCTTACGCTTTGCAAGTCTCTTCTTTCGAAGTTCAGCCTCTCGCTTCGATAATCCAGAGACATACTTCTTTGGCAATCCAGTCTTTTTATCTTTTGGGGATGCCTTAATCTTTCCACTCTTCGTGTAGAATTTTTTCCCCTTAGTAATATCGGCTTCTTGTATTGATTCTCCGTCGATTGAATATCCCATGGTTAATTGAGATCCAAATACTGAAGACAATTTAGCCACATATGTCTGTAAATCTACACCAGCGACATCAAGCATTTTATACAAAATCTTATCAATGATACTCTGTAACTTGAATCTATCTACAAAAAAAGCAGTTTTTGCTCCCGTTTCTAAAGACTTATTGTAGTCAATCACTATTTCTGTCTCAAGATCCTGTAGTTTTTTCTTGAACTCAACTGAGTTGGATTTCCACAGTTTGGACAGTTCAAATATTTTCCCAACCATTTTTTTGGTGGTCATCAATTTAAATAAGGCACCCGCAATATTTGCTTTGCCTTTAGGAATGATACTCTCAGACAGTTCCTCTTCTTCTTCCTCTTCACCTGATGTTTTTTTCTTGACATCTGGTTGTGGATATATTGCGTTTGCCGGATCAACAACATAACCAGTCTTCTCAAGGAATCTCAGTCCAAGAAGAACCTTGGTTGACATATGGTTTCTGTCACCAAGGCTGAATTTGATGTTCGGATATCTCTTACCATGGAACTCAATGTCCATGAAAACCACAATTCTTTCTTTCTCCCCGATGCCACTCTTAACTTTGATTCTGCTGACAATTTTCTTCGTAATCTTCTTACCGTCTGCTAACTTAAATGAAACGGTGTGGTCACCATTGTCTTTTATGTTGTCGGCATGAATCATATTGTAACCGCTATTTCCAGTATCGATCTTTGCGGTATATTCATTGCCATCGACCTTAACATTCTCACGAACAGCAAGATTCGAAAATAGTTTCCAATGTGCCTTGTTGAGAATATATTCAACAAAGTCTTCTACAAGTTCTTCACCTTTAACATTATCTTTACCTTCGCCATCCTCATAGTAACGATAATAGATATTTCCACTACCTGGACTTGCGTTCATTTCAATGATGTATGGCTTACCATCATTGATAACATGGTCTATACCAACATAGAAACATTTACTGACCCGTGCGGCTTGCTCAACTAGTTTAATCTCTTCTTCAGACAATTGATGTGATCCGCCCTTAGAGCCACGGGCAATATTGGTTCGGAAGTCTTTAGGTGCTTTGTCTCTTTTGGCACATGCAAATATCTTCCCATTGAGTACTATGCTACGAACATCATTCTTGAATTCAGGAAGAAACTCTTGAATGATGATCTCTGCACCATACTTCCATAATGTCTGTAGCACAGACTTGAGACTTTCCATACTCTCAATTTTGGACACACCGATTCCTTCTGCGCCTGTAAGGGTCTTACAGATGATCGGAAACTTACCGCCGACTTCCTTGACAGCCGATTCGATATTCTCTTCATTTGCGACGAAAGCCGTGCGTGGGTGAGGTAAACCATGTTTCTTGAGTGCGATGGCTGTTTCCAACTTATTGGCGCACAGTTCCATACCCGCTCTTTCGTTTACCATGAACACACCGTTGTTCTGTAGAATCGTCATTATGGCTACACCAATTTCGGTGTTCATTACACCACCACGAACGATTGCAACTGTGTTCTCTGGAACAATGGTTACATCTTTTCCCTCTCCATCGTAGTTCTTTATAGTAATTTTCTTCGAAGAGACATTTGATATTTCTACCTGTGCCTTGCTTGTTTTTATGGGATAGAATTCTATCTTACGTCTTTTGCATATCGCTTCAGTTTTTTCTATAGTATCACTCAGATCTTTTTCTGATGAAGTGAGGGCTATAATTGTCACATCCTCTTTTTTAGTGGCCTCATCTAAAAGATCTAAATCTTCTTTCAAACTCATCCCTTTACGAACATCTTTCCACAAACTCTTGGCAAGAGTTTTATTTCCAGGAATGCCGATTGAGAATATATCAAATCGATCCTTAAATGCCGCTTCACGCATAAGAGATGCCGACATGTACATAGGATCAACATCTTGACCCTTCTTTAGCATATCATCTATCATATCAAGAGTAACTTTAACTCTTGCCTTGCCTGCAACTATGACCTCAAGATTATCGAATGAGTACGACCTCTTTTTGGGGTCGTTTGTTGCCACTTTTCCCTTGTACTCTTTAATACGGTTATATTCTGTAACATGATCACTTCCTGTGACCACATAGATGTTTTTGTATCCTAGTTCGCAAAGATATAAAACTGTGTCAAATGGATTTGTCGATTTTCCCAATGGAAACTTAACTTTTGGAAACAACTTCTTCAGATAGTCGATCTTTGACTTTTGACTGAGTGGATTTTTTTTGGTGTCCTGAGTTTTAGACACAAAGATAAAATGATCTGCTCCCTTTGCTGCGGCTTCACTTAGAACTTTATCCACAACTACCTTATGACCGATAGTTGGTGGGTTCATTCTACCGAATGCAAAAACTACACTATCTTTTTTTGCTTCATTAATCTGAGTATTGTGGTCTGAGAAGTTAAACATTTTACCTCTGATTCACCATTCGGTTTTGTTTACTAAATTCTAAACGATTAACTAGTTTAATCACCGATCCTGATCGATAGATGACAATACCTTCAGGATTTGTCGGGCGAATTCCATTTTCGTCCATGAAGAAATGACCTAGTGTTGAAATGGCATACAGTTTACGCAAAAGAATTTCTTTGATATTGGCGATTTTATTATGAAGTTCAAACATTTGATCAATCTGCTTTGAATATGCATCAACGAAATCTAATTGCTTTTGCATCAACTCAGTTTTTGCTTGCTTGGCTTTGTCAGTTTTTAGTTTATTTATGTCCTTTTCAAACTTACCTTGGATGTTTAGTTTGAGACTAGATGCATTAAAATTGCTCATTCCACCATTGATTGTACTATTGACATAAGGCAACAAATAATTTTCTGCTATCTCTTTCTGTGCAATTAGAGTCTTGAGGAACGGTCTTACTTTAGATGCTAGGGCTTCGCATTCCTTGAGCATCCTGATTGACATCTCTGATTCGCCGCCCTTCATAAGGGCAGGAGAGAGATCGTAGATGTTTGGATCTGTTACCCAAACATCACTCGTTTGTTTTAAAACCTTGGAATTGAAATTATAAGATACTGCCTGAATAGACTTCAGACTGTCTCCCTTATATTCGGTATGAAATGCAATTCCTAATTTTGCCGAAGAGATTGCCGATCCAATATCACTATTCTTCGGTACAGCGTACATGATTGTGTTTGGTTGAAATGCTATATGTGGCTTACCATCGATATTTACTGCCTTTTTCATATCAGCAGTAAACATCAAATCGCCTTGCAAAATTCTCTTGCCAATACCAACCTTAGTGAGCATTTTCAAACACATTGCCATCTTATCAATCAAATCAGACGGCAAGCCGGATTTTCTGAGTTCGGCCTCCGTATGATATGCTTTTTGTTCTTTGGCACCGAAAACGGACTTCGTCGATACGAAGAATTTACCATTATCGGGGTTTTCGCCGCAAATGATCGCAGGCTTCCCATCCCATTTGGTGGAAACTCCCAAACTAGTATTCCCAGTTTTTAGGCTTTCGATTATATCCTTGAGGAATGCTATTGAGTTGTCTAATCCCTTTTGTCCATAAAGGATCATCAAATCTTCAATGTGATCTAGATGCTTGTTTCTAGCGGTCTCTTCTTTGATTATCTCATGATTGTATCGTGCAAATGACAGCATTCCCTATTCCTTTGGGTTAGTCAATTATTTATTCTGTTGTTTTGTTCTCCAAAGTGGAGGAATAAACTATCTTAATATGCCGTACAAGTGCTGCCCTTGTGTTGCTCGGGTATAAGCCGACCTGAGATGCTGACCTCCCACGGCACAAATTTTAACTTTTAACTACTGCGTGTTTTGTCAATACTTTCTTTATAGGCTCCATGATTTTTTCTGCTTCTTCTCCATACATTCCGTTCCTACAACTAGGATTTATGCATTGAAAGATCGGAACATTCATGACAATTGTGGCACTAACTAAGGGTTCTGTTCTAATTTCTCCACCACTAATTTCGAAAGAAAGATCCTGCCGTGAACGAATTGTTGCACAGCCACATTTAGGGCAAGATGGACATTCTCCATTATCCATTTGCGAATTTGACACGGTTTTTCTTGTGGGTGCAATGACCCATCTTATCCATGTCAAGATAGTTCGAACGCTGTCGATCATCATCGTGTCCAAGTCTGTAATTGATTTCCAAGTCAGATCCTATCAATTGAGGATTATCTGCAATCAGAATTCCTAACTTTGCGAGAATGTCCTTTGCTTCAATCTGAGCATCGTCAACGCTAATTGATTCAATCGGAATATCAATATGAATTCTGTAGGGCATTTTTACTCTCCCCAACCTGACAAAGATCTGGGCTTCTTGATTTTGAACTTACTCATGTCTTCCTCGTCATCGACAGATTCCTTTTCCTTTCCTATTTGCTCAAACAACACTTGGTCATCTTCTTGTACATCATACAGTTTCATCTTGGATCTGTCAATACCTAAAATGAATCTTCTGTGAAGAGTTGGATCATTATATCTGTTCTTCAGTTGTTTAACCATGATTTGGCCTGACTCATCAAGTTGCTCGGTTGCAATAATAGCAAACATCAAATCTGCTGTTGCTGGTAGCCCGAATGACTCCGATGTATCAGTTAGTTCCACATCAGTATTCGAAAATCCCGATCTATTCGTTTGTGTTGCGGTAAATATTGGGAAACCGAATTCAACCGCAAGTCCCCGTAATTCCTCTGCGATTGCTTTAATATAAGTATATGAGTTAACATTTGCTCCCGCTTTGAACCGACTTGAAGCACAAATGTTCAAGTAATCAATAAACAAGACATCGGGAAGAAAGTTCTTCTTGAGTTTCAACTCGTTTAAAAGGTGACGGAAATGATCTACATTTGCTGTAGCAGTTGGATATTCTTTAATGATCAACTTGCCCGTCATACCAGAAGTGACCTTGGACAACTTACGGTCATAAATATCTTTTGGTAGTTTCTTGAGTTCATCCACAGGAATATCCATCAGGTTGGCATCAATGCGCTCTGCAATACGCTCCTCTGCCATTTCACAGGTAATGTACAATACATTCTTATTTATTGTCAGGCAGTTGGCCGCATGGTGACACATGAATAGACTCTTACCCACACCCGTTCCCGCCAATATGACATTAAGAGTTTTGTTTGGGACACCACCATTGGTGATTTTGTTGAGGAATTCAAGATCAAATGGAGTCTTTTGCTCAACTCTATGATAAAACTCAAATCGTTTATCAGCATCTTCTACGAAGTCGTGACCAATACTAGCATCAAAAGATACACTGAGTGCCTCAGTTAGAATCTCAGGAATAGCATTTCGTGATTTCCCCTTGGACTTCTTCTCGTCCAATAATTGAATAGACTCCATCAAAGCATTATAGACCGCTTTGTCCTTACAGAACTTCTCAGTCTGATCTATAAGCCAATCTATTTCATTAGTAACATCCTTAGAAACCATCAGAGTGTCGATAAGTTTAGAGCAGTTATCGTACTCACCCTGAGAAACACCATCTTGTTCAGATAGAATGATGTTTAATGCTTCTGTTGTTGGAGAGGAAGAATATTTCTGAATAAATGATTCGATGCTCTGAAAGAGTCTACGATCACATGGGTCATGAAAATAGTCACTCCTGAGAAATGGAAGGACACGCCGAGTGTATTCGTCATTATAAAGCAGATTACGCAATATAACGAGTTCGATTTTATCGTTTGGCATTTGATTTTATTATACAGAAAAATTCACTAAAGTCAACACATTTTAACTAAATTCATTACAAATTCATTTCTCTATTTTTAATCATCTTTTCATGAATTTGTTGAGAGTCTCTTCAATATAATCAATCTGCGGGTCTGTGATTCTTGGACTAGTCCCCAAAAAGAAAGTGTTTATTGTTGCATTGGTTGCATTCGGGAAATCTTTAATTGGATCTCCTGTTGCCAAATGTGCATAACCCGGCTGCAACAAAATGTTTCCACCAAAGTAGTTTCTAGTCTGAATCTTGTTGTCCTCAAAGAACATTGTCAATTCTGTTCTCTTGAAACCAGCATCTGCCTTAACCGTGATTGGAAAGGCAAACCAAGAAGGATCAGCCCCATCTGTTGCTTTTGGAAGAATGAACTTACTTTCGTAATTGGAGAAAATTTCAAGCAGTCTTCGATAGTTGTGCTTTCTAGTTTCAATAATACTGTCCAACTTTTCCAGTTGAACAAGACCCATAGCAGCCTGTAAATCCAAAGGCTTCAAATTATATCCTATTTCCTCATACACATACTTATGGTCGAAGACTTCATCTGGAAGAGAAGGCAACCAATTACTAAATCTCTTCTTGCACATACCATTTTTCAAGCAAGAAGCAGCCTTTCCGGAACAATAGCAACCACGACCCCACTCTCGCAGACTCTTGAGAACCATTTCTTGTTCTCTGGTTTTGGTTGCAATGAAACCACCCTCTCCCATTGTTATATGGTGGGCAGGATAGAACGAACAAGTAGACATTTCTCCAAACGAACCTAGTGCTTGTCCCTTGTATGTGCTTCCAAGAGCATCACAACAATCTTCTACTAGAATAAGGTTATACCGATGAACAATATCCATCACAGCATCCATGTTTGGAGGATTTCCCAAAACATGGGCAAATACCAGTGCGCTTGCTCCATTTTTTGCTGCTGCTTCTAGTTGTTCAATGTTTAGATTCAGAGTATCCAATTCAATGTCAATGAATACTGGTGTGAATCCATTTTGAATGATTGGATTGATTGTTGTGGGAAATCCAGCAACAGGAGTAATTATCTTCGATCCCTTTGGCAGATCCCACAATTTCTTGGAACTCAGAGCAGTAATCATGAGAAGATTTGCACTAGAGCCACTATTGGTCAAACATCCATGTTCTTTTCCAAGACGCTTAGGAAACTTGTTTTCAAAACGAATCCCATTCTCTCCGAGAGCAAGCCAGCCGCCAAGCAAACAATCTATTACCGCAATATATTCTTTTTCGTCCAAAACAGAGCCAGAGTACTGAACCCAATCAGTACCGGCAACCCAATTCTCGGATCTTGATTTTACGATCTCGGTGACAAGATCATAAATCATCTTCTGCTTGTCCTGCTGCATGATATTCAATTCCACCACTTGTGTATTCCCTTCTTATATTCAGGTTCCCATCCAGTTGTTAATTTAATCTTGGTAGTATCGAGTGAGTATCTTACATCCTGACCCCAACGATTAGGAACAAACTGTATACCTTCTTCTTTAGTTTTACCAAAGGAACTAAGAAGATCAATAGCAACATCAAGGTTTGTCATGTGATTATCTGCACCAATATTAAATGTCGAATTTTTAACCTTCGATTTTATCAATGAATATATTGCTTTTACATTATCTGTTACATAAATCCAATCCCGAACATACGAACCATCCCCATGTAAAGGAATTTTCTTCCCATTATTAATACAATCGAGGCTCTTTGGAATTAGTTTTTCATAATATTGTCTTGGTCCATAGTTGTTAGAACTCCGTGTAATAACATAATCTATTCCATATGTTCTGTAATAACTAAAGACAAGCATCTCAGCGGATGCTTTTGATGCGGAGTAAGGATTACTTGGCATTAGTCTATCGTTTTCTTTGAAAGACGAACCCACGGTGTCTCCATAGACTTCATCTGTACTTATATGAAAAAACACAGGTCTTTCGTGTTCAGACTTACCTCTGATTATCTCAAGTAGATTGTGTACTCCTAAGATATTGCTCTTGATGAACGGAACAGTATCATTTATAGAGTTGTCAACATGAGTCTCCGCAGCAAAATTAACAACATAATCGCACATCGGTAAATGCTTGACTTCACAAATATCTTGTTTGATGTGCTTATAATTCGGATTGTTATCGAATGGGAGGCTTTGATTGGCGCAATAAGTTACACAGTCATAATCAATAATTGTGTCTCCATTTTTGAGTGCCAACTCAACAAAGTGACTACCAATAAATCCTCTACCACCAGTTACTACTAGTCTCATGATCAACCTTTCATCGAATCTAAAATTATATCAACCGCTTCGAAGGTATTTATCGACGGCTTATATCCATACGAAAGCAACTTATCATTGTTTAAACAAACATTTCTGACTTGAACAACCTTGTGGAAGTGGGGAACATCAATGTTTGTAATACTAGATGTAGAACCCATTTTGCTATGTGCATAATGAATAATCTCTCCGATTTTTCTAGGTTCTCTATTGCTAATATTGATCACTTCATCCATAGGCGATTGATCTATACATGTTTTGATTGCCCTACAGGCATCACCAACATACATGAAATCACGAATATTGGTTCCCTTGTCATAAAGTTGAACTGAACTACCGACCTTCATAAGGTTCATCATATGCTGTAGGGCATTCTTTTTTAGTGATACGCCTTTATCCCCCTCGCCAATGATGTTAGTCATGCGGAGAATTCTGTATTTCATACCGTAGGTTTTGCAATAACAGATTAACATCTGTTCCGCTGCTCTCTTCGTGATTGAATAGAAACCTCTAGGATCGCAATAATCACTTTCTTTTGTATCCAAAGAGCAATTCATCCCGTATACAAACCAAGAACTGACGAAATTAAATACCGTATCCTCACGGTAATTAAGTCTACAAGACTCAAGTACATCGACCATTTTGGTCAAGTTAGTTTGTATATCTAAAGTGGGCTTGTCGAAAATGTTATAATTGTGTGTCGTACTTATGAAATACAACACATCTTTACTTTTAGGTTTGTTCTCGTTTCGGTCAATAGATACACAACGATCTTTGTTCATCTCCACAAAACGGCTACCAATAAACCCTGTGGAACCATATACAGAAATTTCATTTTGAGTCATATTTGTGTCTTATAGTTTGTCAATGTTGTTTCTAAACCAACGCTCACCAGGATACATATCGGGAGTATCCATACCATTTCGTAATCTCTGTGGTGAATTGCCGTAAGCACCGCATGCATTATTCGAACCATCGGGATCTAGTTCCATCTTCTGCCCAAATTGAAACTCACGATTGTATGCGCTATACTTAGTTCCGCTATGTGTTTTGGTATTTTTTCCCGGTTGACAGTTATTGTCGGTGTTGAAAACAAGACTGTTAGTAGTATAATTTCTCATGTGGCGATTGAATTTATTTTGGAACCTCCACATCCAGTCTCCATCTTCTTCACCAAAACCTATAAGCCTCTCATCAAAGTATCCAACACGATCTTTGTCTGTCATGTCTTTTCTGTACATGCAAAAGTGACCCCAATGACTGTTGATTCTAAACGACTCGTCACCAAGACTCCTATTTTCAACAAGCATAGATTCAAAATCATCGAAAAACTGATCACGAAAAATAACATCATCACTAAGAATCAAGGTGTAATCATTACTAGTATAATTAACAGATGTGTTCCACATGAAAGAACAACCACGCATGAAAGGGGACATCACCAAAAATGTATTTGAGAAGTTAGATGCATACTGCATCATACCACGGCGATAGTTCTCGCTGAATGGTTCTTTATTTTGACCATTGACGAAAATGACTTTCTCCACATTCGGTCTCAATCTATTAATATTGGCGAGAAGAACCTTGAAATATGAATCAAATCTATAGACATAAGTCTGAACTGTGATGCTGTAAGATGGAATGTTAGTCATTGTTTATTCTCAATTAACGAATTTGTCTAGGCAGTCATAAATGAAATCAGAGCATACAGCATAAAACCCTGTATGTCCATAAGATTCTATGCACTTCTTAGATAAAAGTGGTATGATGCACTTATCTGTTGGAGGATTAGTTAAATCGTGGGACCAAATATATCGATTGCTTGTTAATGTATAGTCATCGGATCTGTGACAAAAGTATTTGCAATCAGGAACATTATCCATTAACCACAGAAGAGCATTATACTCCTTAACATGGATCCAGAGAAATTCTTTCCTCGCATTGATCCAATCTGATGAAATTGGATAATCTGGTGTATCATGACCAAGATGTGGGATACCATCTCGCATTCTTAAGTCAATCTCGCAATCAAATGAATTATTTAAGCACTTGTCTATGTAATTTGGGGAGTTTTCAAGTTCAGGATAAACGCCATCCAGATTTCCTCTATGCGATATGAATATCATTTGGACACCTCTTTGTGGTACTCTGTCCAATACTCAAAGCAAGCGGCAGCATGTAAAGGGTGTTTTGCTTGCCCCCCCTTTAAGATTTTCACCCACGCCTCAAAGTTCTCGACTTCTTCGGGAGTCCCAAACACAGTCACATAAGGGGTATCGTAGTACCCTACCTTTAGTCCATCTCTTACCAACAAGTTATAAACTAAAGTAACATAGTACTCACCGTTATAGTTAATATCTTCTTTCATTGCCTGATCGAAATACTTCTTAATGTATTTCCCTTTGCGGAAGTAGTAGACACCAGTTGATGCATGTTCATCTAGTGGATTATTAGTATAGCAGGCTTTCTCCTTGATCTCCTCAAGGATGTTGTTTTCCCCCTTCACAAAAGCCATCTTCGTGTGAGCCAGCGTGTGTGGGTGAAAGCCCGTGTGTGTAAGTACACAACCATCGAACTTTCCTTCCTTCATCTTCTTCTTGAAGTCCTTGCGATCCCAAAGGTGAGGATTATCGCAATACGAGATGATCACCTCTTCATTGTCATCGATTAGATCGTAGACAGTTTTTACGGTGAAGACCGGACCCAATTTATGCTGTGGCATGGATACAATCTTGGCACTTGGAACAAGTTTCTTTAGTATTTTCCTCATGTTAGTTGTTTTCAAATGCACATCATTGCAGATGAAAACAAACTCATCATTCTTAACATCAAACATGTCCAAGATGTATTCAATTATCATTTTGCCATTGACTTTGATCAATGGTTTTGGATCGATATAACCCTTCTCTACGAAACGGTTTCCCGTCCCTGCCATCGGAACAATGATTTTCATACTAAAGTCTTCCTATGCTTTTCAGATGTCATGTTATTAAGGTGCCTGATCTGATTTCTATTCAAGAACTTAGGAGTCAAGCAAGCAGCCGTCATCAACCTTAGTATGTAGTTGTTCGTAGATGACATCTCTACGGGAAACACAGCGGCATCAGGAAATAACGGAAGATTTATTTTAGTATCATCCTCACTAACATCAACAAATGATTCATAGTGATTTCCTAACCACATCTTACATCTGTTGTTGATTTCATTAGTAATAGAAAGTGCTTCCTTAGCGTTTACTGCGCTTACTATTAGTCCGTGGTTCTCAAGAAACAGAATACCTTTACTATCACCAATTCGATTCATAAGTTCTCTACCAGGAACTTGATACTCAATGAATTTATATGATAGGTCTTTAAATAATCCATTGATAATTGGTTTCCCTTCTCTGCTACAGAGGAGTACATTCAGATGAATCGGATGTGTGTGAATTATTACTCTTTCCTTGATAGAGTCATGAAACCCCATTTCCATAGAAGGTCTTCCAAATCCAGACTTCTTTGATAGAGTTACATAGTTATTGTACTCATCATCCGTATCAAACGATGGAACAGATCCATTACTATGATGGCAGACACAGAATCCGTGGTAGAGGTTGATGTCTCCCATCATCGAACCTGATGCTTTAATAATCAATCCACTCTTAGACTTTATTGAAACATTGCCGCCCCTTCCTTGCACTAGCGACGGGTCTAAAGATAAAGACTTACAGATACCCATAAATTCGTTAAGTGAGTCGTAGAAATCTTTCACTTTACTCATCAATTCCGAACCCACATCAGTTATATTCACATATTCTAAACAAACAGACCCCATCCTGTCTTTAGTGAATTTAACGATGATGTCCGCATTTTTTCTCTGTGGAGTTATATACAATTCTTCGTCATGTATCCTTCTTTTCATCGTGTCTATGACTTGATCCTCAGTGTATCCCCTCTTTTTGGTATCTCTTTTGATTTTCCACTCAGTCTTCAATTCAGTATCCGTGTCTACAAATATTTTGACATCAGCGAGATCTGATGTGGGCTTATGGTATAAAGCATGTAAGCCCTCATATAAAACACATTGTTTAGGTTCAATTTTTACAGGAGGATCAAACTTACCGGTATCGTGATTGTACTGCACACGAAGCACACTTTCACCATTCATAAGAGAAACTATGTGTTCGTGTCCGACATGGAGCACATTAGATTCAGGATTTAAGTGGGTTTTGGTGTTCCAGGCGCAATTATCTCTCTCCCATTTATGAAGATCATCGCCACTCAAACAAACTACTTTGTCAACTCCAATAACACTCTCTATGAGTTTCGACAATGTTGTTTTACCCACACCAGAACTGCCTGACACACAAATTAGTTTCATTAGTCCATCATCCCTGATGTTTTAAGTAAACGAAGAAGAGCAGCCTCATATTTTTCAAAAGGAAGCCCACAATGTATCTCAACGAGCATCTTTTCCTTCAATCTATTTGGACATCTTTTATCCCCGTCGTGTATAAAATTTTCCCCATCCCAAACCCTAGGATAGTATGTTGGATTATATGCGTTTTGATATTTTGCTTCAAGTCTTTGGAATTGTGAAATATATTCTTTGACGGAGAACCCCATAAATTGTTTAGGTGCAAAATAATTCCATAAAGTTTCGGATGTGTAATGTTCCTCTGCCATCCAATGATCACCACGGAGTTTACGAAGTTCAGAATCACTCTCTACTCTCTCATATTTTCGTGATGCTACAATGAATTTAATGAAGGATTCAAATGTTTCATGATGTTTGAAGAATATTTCTTTGATTAAACTGCCTTTAGCACAGTGATAATGTCCAGGTAGGTCATAACCACCATTACCCATTTTTAATGATCCCTTTTTAAAATATTCATGAGGATTTAGACCCATCTCTCTACCTATAATTGAATAGTTGAGGTGTAAATACGAATCGTCGGGTACACTTTCCAATTTCGTGAAATACTCTGTTTGTAATGGAATTAAATCGATGTCACCGATCAACCAAGTCGTATCTGGCTCTAGGGTTGGAAACCAAAACCTCGAAAACTGAAGTTGTAATACTTCAGGTATACTCGGATCAGGAGTTATCTCAATTACATCTCCATACTCTTCAGACATACCACACTTATTCTTATCTCCATACAGATAACAAACGGGATGAATTCCCAATTTGGTTTTCCACACTTTCGATTGAATATTCCAAAAAGGACTAAACTTTTCTGAACACGGGAATGCTATTTTGTCTATTTTCATGTGTATTATTCTCCATTTAATCAAACATCATTTATGTGTTTTCTGTACCAACTCTCCGCAGGATAAAAATCTGGATTTGTAGCACCAATTCTCATTCTAACCGGATGTGATTTATGGTTTGTGTACGGACCCATAGGCGTATAACCACTATGTGCGGGACGGTTCGGATCAATGTCCGATGGATCTTTTACTTCTTCATACTTATTATTCCAGAGCCAATTGATGTTAAATAAAGAGTACTTGTTCCAACCAGTTACCTTTTCGACGTTCATGTTTTTAGAATTTGTTGGAGAATTATCACATAAATGTACAATATTATTGAGATAAACTACAGGCAACTCTTTCTTCTTGATAGTTTCATACCTCCACCACCAGTCACCATCTTCTTCACCAAATCCTAGTAGTCTTTCATCGAAGTATCCAACATCGAACAAATCTTGTCTGAAAACTGAGAAATGTGCAAATCCCCATGTATTAATTCTAAATGAACAATCCCCATTTTTTCTCCTGTCGGAAAGTGCCATCTCATATTCCTCAAAAAATCCATCTTTAATAGACACATCATCTCCAACATTTAAGATGTAATCACTATTAGTGAAGTTGATAGCGGTGTTCCACATGAACGAACATCCTCTAACAATTGGGGACATAATAACATATGTTCTTGGACACAGAGAACAGAACTTCATTATCTCTCTTCGATACTCTTGATCGAAATCTTCTTTGTGTTGACCATTTACAAAAATGATTTTGTCAACATCTGGTCGCATCCGAGAGATTGAGTTCATTAAGTGTTTGAAATACTTCTCATACCTGTGAACATGAGTTGCAATTACGATGCTGTATTTGGGAGTTGTTGTGTAATTATTGAGTTCTGACATGATATTTTCTCTTTTAACTTGCAATTAGAATCTAGGCATTTCATCCACTTGAAAAATATTGATCTTTAGACCTTTTAATAGAATCCATGTTCCATAGTATCTCTCCATTAAACCGCCCGACAGTCTATGTTTCCTCTCCGGATCGTACTGGTCTATATTGTCTCTCTCTGCGGCCCATACGCAAAAATTCATCATGTCCATGAAGTTATCCTTTGACATAACGAACGATGAACATAAAGGTATGATTTTATTCTTAGCAAAATCAGAAAAACGAATAGATGTTCCATAGTACTTATTGAAATTTGCTATCATAGGAAAATAACACAACGGATCTCCTCGCAATTTCTGAGGTTCGTTTGGGTCCATTGCTATCTTAGTTGATGTTATTTCGTGATTCAAATCAATAGGGGCAAAGCAAATTACACCAAGATTTCCCATAGCATCAACATGCTTAATTAAGTAATCAAGCATAGATTTTCCATCTTTAGATTTTATCGTATGATCATATTGCATGAAACCAACATAATCAGTTTCATTAAGATACGAAGGGTCTTTTTTTAGTGTGTGATACAAAGAAATCAGAAACTCACTTTCAGTCCAATGTTTCCCCTTTGAAACAAATACAGGCATATCTTTACACAATAATACCTTAGATGATATATTCTCCGATACAATAGAGAACGGAGAATCTCCCACCTTAACAAAAGAGTATAGATCTTCAACACCTTGGTATTGATGCTCATGGAGTTGAGAATGGAAAACAACAAATACTCTAGTGTTCATTTAAGTACCACTGGAGGATTAGCGTTACCAGGAAGTAATGGTGCTGATGTTGATTTTGATGACCACTTATATACATGTAAGATCTTGTCTATTTTGTGGTGTGAGGTAATGTTCTTTGTGGCCTCTGTGGCAAACAAAGTGTCTTCTCCGGAGAATGAATCCCCGAATGGATACTTCTTGGCATAATCGGTTCTCCAAGCACACCAATGCCAAGGAGGTCTTTTACATGGGATGTAATTTCCATGAGAATCCATAGGATACTTCGGTAGTTGGTCGAATGGATTCATAGGAGCATTAATGTCTGTGCTTATAAGAAAAGACACACCATCAATTATAGCCTCTTGATTATAATGGATAACATCTACACCATCGTGTGAATTGATAGCCGAGCATACTTCGCTGACAAAATCATTTGTTACATCATCATCATCATCGATGATTGCACAGTACTTTCCTTGTGCGATATGGTGAAGAAGATGTCTTTTCTTACCAATTGACATGCTCTTATTATCCATTATTGAAACAACTTCAACATCTTTTCTATCACCAATTTGAGTCATGAGTCTTGAAAACATAGGCTCAAGGTTCATACGCATCCTTGATGGAATAGATGGAATTGCAATCGTAAGTAGGATTTCTTTTTTACTCAATTTATTTCTCACTTTCGAATATTTGGGTAATTTTCCATAAAGTGTTTGACGGATTCTTTCAGACCAGTTTTTAAGTCTGTCCAATTAAATTTTGGAAAGTTCTGCATAAACAAATCGTTCGTTGTGGGTTTGCGTAAAATACCATCCGGTTTGTCAATGTCAAATACAATTTTTCCATTATAATTCATAGTCTGAACAATCTCGTCAACTAATTCTCTAATAGAATATGACCTACCTGGAGATATAATCATTGTTTGTGGGTATTGCTTAGACGGGTCTTTTCGTTGATCGTCGTGAATAGTTTGTATAACTCTAGCAAGATCTCCAACATAGATGAACTCTCTTTCAGGTAATCCTGTTCCCCATATCTTAAGATCGTCCCCATTTTTCATAGCCAAATAACACTTGTGGATTAGACTAGGAATAACATGACCCCCAACTAAATCGTGATTGTCATTCGGTCCATAAAAATTACAAGGAGCAACACATGTAGATGATATTCCATATTCATCTTTTAGGCATCTAGCACCAACTTCGATCATTCTTTTTGCATATGCATATCCGTAGTTGGTGAAGTGTGGCTCTCCACGATGAAGAATATTTTCACTTAATGGGAATGGTCCATCAGCAGGAAGAATACATGTTGAAAGTACAAAGATAGAGTTGTTAATGCTGTACTCTTTGCATGCTCGCAGTATATTCAGATTCATCACTAAGTTCTTGTCAAAGAACTCATAGACCCATTTTGTATTAGCATGTACACCACCAACAATTGCTGCACAATGAATTATTCTGTCTATTTCTTCTCTCTCGATAAAATTACAAAGAGAGTCGTAGTCGAGTAAGTTTACCTCTTTACTACTAGGCTTTATTGAATTCGATATGTTTAAGTTTGATCCGAGAAGGCCAGACCCACCAGTGATTAAGGTTTTCCCCATTATTTTCTCCCATACATTTTAGTTGATCCCTGCGAATACAACTTTTGAATTTCACCAGTCTTAATCATGTGATTTACTCTTTCATCTATTTCTTGAATAAGATCATTTCTTTGAGAATTAGCAATATTAGTAATTTTGCAAGCATTGGCGATGTCATTGTCTGTGGAATCGCTGTTTCTTTTTATGTCTTCAGCCATCCAAATCCGAATGTTTACCACAGTTAATTTGTCAATTAGATTTCCAATCGTATCTGCCATATTACGCTCCCATGATTTTGAATTCAGGACACGGTACAATAAACTTACCGCCACCTTTTATGTAATCACTTTCACGAACCATAAACTCATTAATGAAGTGCCAAGGAAGAACCAGCAGATAATCCGGTTTTTGCTTTCTCATCTCATCTTCAGAGTATATGGGTATGTTAGTCCCTACGGTTTTAAGACCAAATTTGTAGATGCTTCTTTCTGCTATACCATCGATCATTGTGTGATCAAGTCCAAAGTATTGCAGTAAAGTATTACCCTTAGTTGATGCTCCATATCCCCATATTCGTTTACCTTTGGCCTTCTCTTGCTTGATAAAATCGGTGGTTTTCTGTTTAAGGTCTACAATACGGGAAAAAAATTCATCCCATGTTTTTTTACTGTTTAGTTCCAAAGTCTTTTCATACTCCAGTAAAGAGTGAACTCTGAAACTACAGACATCACGATATGGCTGAGTCCCAAACTTAGTCTTGTCTGATGTTTTCTTCATGGCGTAGACACGAAAAGATCCTCCATTCGTATCGTTGAGTTGAACATCTACAATATCAAACCCACACCTATCGAACATACTCTTCAAATTAAAAAGTGAGTAATAGTAGATGTGTTCATGGCAGATGTTGTCGAAGGCCAATTGCTTCAACATCAATGGGGTATAAGACAACTGTAGAACCCAAAGACCGTCATCATCTAGAACATCATTCACATCACGAATAAATTCCTCCGGATTCTCTAAGTCGTAGAACATAGCGATTGTAGTGATTACCTTCGCTTTCATGAACCCAAACTTGGAAGATTTAAACTTTTTCGCTGTGAAGTAGTCTTGTATGATCAAGTTTGAATGCTTTTCGGACTCATTCTTGAAAGAATCATCCACAGGATCAATACCAACACGAATCATTTGGTTGGGAACATAACTCAATAAAGTACCATCGTTGCAAGCAATATCGATCCAAAGATCATTCTCTTTGAAATTAACTACATCTAGAATAGATTCAACGATGTGTTGAAGTTCTGTACGCATAGTTTGATTTATACCTGAGCGATACCAGTATTTCCCATACATAGTATCAAGTGGAGCAGTAGTATCTAAACGAACCAGTCCACTGTTTTCATCTAACATCATTTTCATTTCGACCTTACCTCCACGGGGCATATTCCCATCTTGGATAAAGTCAGACACATACAAATCGCCCAAAGTAAATAGTTCTTTCATGATAAATTCCTAATTTAGATATGATACGCTATCAGGTTGTCGAGCGTATTTATGCTGAAGTCAAACATCTTACTCATTTCATACACAATAGTCTCACCACAAAATATACCATCTTTTTTGTTTCTCATATTATGAAGA